TAGGCGCGAACTCGCCACCGTCCTCGTTGCCTGCCGGCACGCGGGGCTGGTCGGGGCTGTAGCGTGCCTCGGGTTGCGTCCAGATGACGTCGCCGTTCTTCACGTCGTAGTAGCTCAACTGGTTGTTCGCCTCTGCCAACCGTCGAGCGGTCGCACCGTCTGGGGCGCGGACGCTGACGTCGAGGTAGATGGTATCACCGTCACGCCAGCCGCCGATGTAGTGGTTCGGCTTGTCGAGGAGATCGCCGTGGCTGTGGGCGTAGGCCTTGACGGCGTCCATGTCGAATTCGCCGGCACCGATCTTGTGCTCCGCGCTGGGATACGGGCTGACCATGAAGCCGTCGCGTGGCACCTTGCCGTGGGCCGACGAGCTGAAGCCGCCCTCGAGGCCTGACTTCGCCATCCAGAAGTAGAGGCCGTAGCCCTGGCCGGCGTTGTTGGTCGGATCGTCGACCCACTGGCCGCCGTTGGGCTCGCCCTGGGGGGCGCGTGGCTGGTCGGGGGAGTAGCGGAGCTCGCCGAGGAGCGCCACGAGCTCGTCGCGAAGCTCGTCCGAGTAGTCCGTCTTCAGCCGCTCCGTCAGGCGCTCGGCCTGGACGATCAGCTCGTTGCGCCGGGCCTGCTTCGGGCCGAACGGCCCCAGGCCGTGGGCCCAGTTGCCGTGCTCCTTCTGGTCGTGGTCGTAGCCGCCAGGGTGGTGGCGATCCTCGCCGAGGATCTCGACGTCGCCGGCGTGCCAGACCAGGCGATCCTTCAGGGTCACGGCACGATCTCCGCGTGGATGACTCGAGTGATGGCCCGGCCGTGCCACTGCGTCGCTGGCTGGGTTACGGTCTTGTCGAGTGTCACCTTGAGGGCTGTCCCGGGCGGCAGGATGATCTCGTCGTCGGCCACCACGCCCGGTTGCCCCTCGCGGGCCCTGATCTGAACGATCGTCGCGCCGGGCCGATTGTCGAAGGTCGTAGCGAAGGACTCGGCAATCTGGCGGTCGGGCGTCGTCGAGACGTAGGCCTTGTCGACGATCGTATTGCCGACCTGGCTGGCCTCAGGCAACCAGCCGTAGGTGTTGTCGATCCCGCGATAGAGGTACATATCGAAGGGAACTCCGCCCTCCCCGGCCATCATCTGGTCGAGGTGTGCCATATCGTCCCGATACTCGGCCTTGACTTCAGCCCCGCTCCGAAGCGGGTCGTTGATGTTCTGCCAGTCCGAGGACTGGTAGGTCGCGACCGCCTCGTCCTCGGCAGGCGACCGCCTGTCGCGCCTGGCCTGGGCCTCGTCGGCGAAGGCCGCCATCGCGTCGTACTCATCACGATAGGTCGCGAACCATCCGGGTGTCGCGTCGGCGAACTGGCCGCCGGTCGGGTTGCCCGCCGGTACCCTCGGCTGGTCGGGGCTGTAGCGGTCCTCGCTCGGCTTGGTCGAGGTGGTCGACGGGATCATCAGGGGCGTCGGCGCAGGCGGTGGGTCGGCCACGAGCGCAAGGTCGACCATCTGGGCCTGGACCGTGAACATCTTGCCGGCCTTGCCGCCGACCGGCGGGAGCTCCTCCCAGGCCCGGATGTCGTCACGGTTGATGAAGCCCTTGTCGACGCCGATCGCGTAGCCCGCGTAGCGTGCCTCTGGATCCGCCCGGAGCAGGCCGTTCATGTCGAAGCGGAGGTACTGGCCGTCCTCCAGGAAGCGACCGTAGGCGAGCTCGATCGGCTTGAGCAGCGGAGCCAGCGTGTTGCGAGCGAAGGCCTTGACGGCCTCGACCGAGCTGGCGTAGCTCACGGTGCCAGGCTCGTTCACGCCGACGAGCATCGGCGGCACGCGGAACATCCGACAGGCCTCGATGGTCCCGTGCTTGAGGGTGTCGAGGAACTCGGCCTGCGCCGGCGTCACGCCCAGGGTCGTCGCCTTGGCGCCGCCGGTCAGCACGCCCGTCTTGAAGACGTTGTCGCCGGTGTGGGCCTCGTCGAAGGCCTCGCGCATGGCCTTGGCGTCCTCTGGCGACATCTCGCCGGGGACCTCGAGGACCGTCGTCATCAGGGCGCCGTTGCGGTAGAAGCGACCGGAGTGCTTCGTTGCCGCCATGTAGGTGCCCAGGCTCGAGCGGGTCTCGTCGATCGGCGAGAGACCACGGTCCTCGCCCGGCCGGATCGTGCGCGGGATGTGGATGATGTTGTCGGCCGTGAATTCCTCGGACTGGGCGCGGTCGACGACACGGTAGATCGGTCGGAGCCCTCGCTCGGCGCGGTACTCGATCTGGACCTTGGTCGGGTCGAGGACCGTCAGGACCTGTGGGTCCATGACGTGCGGCGCGGCGTGGACGAAGGCGTTGCCATCGGCGACCAGGCTCATGGCGACCTGGTTGAAGTGGACGGCCCGCGTGATCGATGGATCGTTCGGCACCGGCAGGTCGAGCCAGCCCGGGCGGTCGGTCTTCGCGGGATAGCCGCCGGCGTCGCGCATGACGTCGACCGGCAGCGTGCTGACCATGTCGGCGATTAATGTCTGGCAGGCATAGACCGCGACCAGGGTCGTCGAATTCCGCTGGGTGACGTGCTCGCCTGACGGGTTGTTATCCGGCCAGTAATCCGCGCCCCACATCTGCGACGGCGTCAGTGCTCGTTCCTCGGCACGCCGCTCGCCCCGGCGCCCGAAGAGCCATTCGGTGATGGATGGCATGGATGGTCCTCGGGCGGTCAGGCGTAGAAGGCGACCTTCGGAGGACGGTCATCGACATGGAACCTGGAGCGGTCGTACGCGATGATCGACGCCACGGCGAGGTCGATCTTGCGGGGGGATCCGCGATGTTCCTTCGTGATGCGAACGCCGAAGCGGTCTTCCTTGATGGTCGCGTTGATGATGTGGCGAGCGAGCCTGGGGTCACCGTCGTGCGTCAGCCGGCGCTCCATGATCGCGGTGTAGAACTCTTTCGTCGCCGGCGCGATGCGCGGCAGGCTGTTGGTCGGCCAGTCGTGGACCGGGATGCCGCCCTCGGCCCAGTCGGCGATCTGTGCCCGCCACTCGTGGGGGTCGGCTGCGACCTCGAGGACGTTGTAGCGGACGAGGGCCTCGCGCAGGACGCGGTCGACGTCACGGCTGTCGGCGCGGTAGTGGGGATCGTCGAGGGGTCGCTCCCAGGAGTCGACGACGAAGAGGTGGGCATCGTTGACGGTGCAACCGACGAGGGCGATCGAGTCGTTCGTCCAGGCTCCGTCGAAGCCAAGGACGATGGGCTCCTTCGTGTCGACGACGCGCTCCGGTCGAGCTGCGCGATCCCAGCCGCCGGGCGGGAACCAGGTCCTGTTGGTGGTGACCCACTGGGCCAGTCGCTTGACTCTGAACTCGGCCTCGTCCATCCCGCCGGCCATGGCCTTGTGGGCCTGCGCCGCGAGCTCGGAGCGGTCGAGGATGATGTCGAGGCCTGGGTTCGCCGCCTCCCAGCCGGCCTCGTCGTCGACGGCAGCGCCGGCAGGTGCCTCCCATGCCGCGAGGTAGAACGTCGGGTCGACGACCTCACCCGAAGCGACCCGACGTCCGTACTGGTAGAGGAGGTAGGCGATCGAGTCGCCGCCAGAGGTGTCGTACCGCAGGCCTGGCGTCGTCACGCAGATCATGATCGGGTCGAGGCGGGCGCCCATGGCGAGGGCCATGACGTCGTAGAGCTCGCGGTTCGGCTGGGCGTGGAGCTCATCGAACAGGACCATCGTCGGGCTCAGGCCTTCCTGGCTCGGCGCGTCGGCCGAGAGGGCCCGGTAGATGGATCCCCGCTTCGGGAACTCGATGACGTCCTTGTACAGCCGCAGCTGCGATCCCAGGTCGGGGTCGAGCTCGGCCGTACGCTTCGCGGTGTTGAAGATGAGCTTGGCCTGGAGCCGATCGGCCGCAACGGAGTAGACCTCGGCGCCGTCGCCCTCCAGGAGGAGTCCGGCCAGAGCCAGTGGAGCGGCCGTCGAGGACTTTCCGTTCTTGCGGCCCATCGACCACCAGGCCGTCCGGGCGAGCCGGCGACCTGTCGATGGATCCCTGGCGAACGTCTCGCCGATGAGGCGGCGCTGCCAGGGCTGGAGATCGATGAATTCGCCGGTCGGCCCGGCGAAGCTGTCCTTGGTGATGCGTCCGTAGTGCTCGATGAACTCGGCATAGACCGCGCCGTCGCCGGCGTCGACCGCCGCCTTCGGGACGGGCGTCAGGACGGCCGGCGGCCAGCCTGTGCGCGGTTCTTGGCCTGACGTTCGGCCAGCTCCTCGAGCTTCGTCCGTTGTCGGACCTCGGCGACGCCGAGGCGAGCGCGATCGGTCGGTGTGAGACCTAGCAGCGACAGCCATGCGGTGATCTGCTTCTCCAGGTTGCGGAGCTCGACGGCCTCGGGCCGGCTGAACCAGCGATTGCCGAGGGGCCCGGTCGACTCGTAGCTCCAGCCGGTCTGCTCGAGCGAGGCGACGAGGCGGGCCCGGCGGTTCACGCCATCCATGAGCAGCGGGATGATGAAGAGGCCGTCGCTCTTGGCGAGCCAGCCGCCGGCAACGCCCCAGAGGGCCTCGACGAGCTGGTCAGCCGGCGTCGGCTCGGGCGCCTTCGGCAGGACGGCAGGTTCGAGGACGACAAGGTCGCCAGGGATCCGTCGCTTGCCTGGGTTGCCGAGGCGCCGCTTGAGCTCCGTCGGCTTGGGTGGGTTCGGCATCGTGGAACTCTAGCTCCAGGGTCAGCCGAGGGTCATCGGCGTCGTGCTCCTCGAGGTAGTCGGCCATCTCGCGGAGGAGCGTCGGCGTCATGCGCTCGCCGAGGATTAGGTTGCATCGCTTGCAGAGTAGCTTCCGTGGACGCCCGGTCTCGTGGTCATGGTCGGCGGCACCTATCGGGCGGTTGCAGGATGGAATGTAGCAAGTGCCGCTCTGTCTGTTCCAGGCGTCTCGGTAGGCTAGATCCGTCCAGCCCGAGGAATTCTTGCGGCTCCGCGCCAGGGCTTGATCGCGGTTGTTGAGAAAGTAGGCCCTGTAGTAGGCCCTCGCCCTCTCGGGGTCCTTGTATGCCATTCGCCTCTTTCGCCTCCTTGGATAGTTATACGCCCCCGATGTTGCCCCAC